CTTCTGCTTTGCCGCCAGTTCCTTTGCATCGGCAATCGCCTTCAACCGACCCTCTAACTGCTGATAGTAAGGAACGAGGATTGATTTCTCCTCCCTCGTCCCTTTCATTATCCTGCGACTGATTGCCTCCATCTCAGCCTTGATCTTGGAGACTTCATCAGTCCCAGACTTAATGGCCCTGACAAGAAGTTCTTGCTCAGTCTTTGTCTTTGCCGCACCACGAGCAAACCCTCTAGGGTCGAGGATCACCTCGTAGTACAGTGCCCCTACTCGATCTCCCTTTGCCATTTGCTATTTTCCCAAGATATTCAGAGGCTTCGATTGAGTTGCCGTCAAAGGACGATGAACTACCGCTCTTGACGCTTTCATATGCTTCACGCTCTTTTTCGCCTCTGTGAATCCTGAAACTTATCCACCAGTCAACAAGCACTGGTGGAACGCTGTTCATCCAAGAGATCGGATCATCTATTCCAAGTTCTTGGCAGATCGAAAACACCCACGCAAGTCGGTGATTCTTGTCGAAGTGTTCGACTAATTTTTCGATCCGCCCGTCAACTTTCCCTCACGCTTGGTTGCCCACTCTTCGATAGCGTGAGTGAGCATGTCCAATTTCAGTGCGTCGAGTTCCAGCAACTCCTTGACATCGGAGTCCTTGAAGATGCTTTCCCCATCCTTGTCGCATAGATGGTCGATGATCGTGTAGATCCTCGCCCTACGGATGGCATCGTTATCGACCTGACCTTTTTTGTCATAGAGGCTGGCAAGTCGCCGTGACCGCTGGAACTCAGATACGGGCTTGACCCACATCTCGTGCCCAAACAATTTGACTGGCAGTTTGTCAGGCTTGGAGCACGCAAGTTCAGCCAGTAAGTTCTTCTTCGTCAAACTCATCAAATTTCACACTCTCTGATTCAACCAATTCAGCAGGCAACTCTGGGCATGGGACAGATGTTGTTCCACTACGACCCAAGATATTATCGACCTCTGACCTGATCCAATCCGCTGTGATTGGATCAGTTGGTTTTGTAAACAAGATTTTGCAGTCCTCGCCCCAGCCAACAAGACCTACATTCTGGCGGGAATCATCCTCGCAGATGTAGATCATGTACTGACTGAACGTCTCTGTTTCGCCAGTGACGAGATTGACCCCAGTGTGTACTTCGAGTTCGACGCACTTACTCATTATGTACCTGCGGTATAGGTAGGTCCAGTTTCGCCGTCAAAGACGAACGTGACTTGCTGCTCAAGGATGCCGTTGATCTCGACGCTAGGAAGCGTGCATGAGGAGATGTAGCCAGTCCCAGTGAGGATGCCACTGGTTGAGCCTGCCGTTGGCAGAGTGATCGTGATCGTGTCCTGAGCCCCATCTGGAGTCAGTGGTGCGTCATCAAGTTCAAACAGGATGCTCAATGCAACTTCCCCGCCATCAACTAGGTCGCCAACGATCTTGTTGGTGTAGCCAGTCGATGTAATGCAGGAAGTGTCGAGCACCTCCATCGACCACTCAGGAAGAGTGATTGATCTTGCACAGGTAACGGCACCTGCGGTGGTGAATGCAACGGTCGTCCCTTGTCCAGTGCTGCCAGCCATTTCTATATCCTTCTATAGTTGATCATAAAGTCTTGGGTACACCAGTAACCCCTTTCATCGCTGCCGTCAATCGGCTCGATGATCTGCCACGAGGCTCCAGAGTCAGCATTGACCCCTTCAATCCGATGTGTTGAATCAGCAGATGAGAACGAAACAAGTGCGTCCTCGACTGCTTCTTGAAGTTCCTCCGATTGCCCACGAGTCTCGCAGACGATATCGACGGTTATTCTTGAGTTGTAAACTTTCGTCGACCCGCAGTTGTCAACGGTCGCATAAGCCTGAGTGCTCTGGAGCGTGATGACAACAATCGGTAGCGTGTCATCCTGCGGCGGGTTGTCTGCGTAAACCCTTCCAGACGATAGCGTCGAGACGCTTGCATCTGCTTTCAGTTCAGTAATTATCTGTGGGATTGGTCTTGTCATCGTATAAAGTCTGACTCTCTAATGTCCCACTTCTTCAGTGCTTCTTTGATTGCACGTCTCTGTTCGCCAAGCGTCAGTTCGCCCGCTGGACCCATGAATGGTCTGACTTTGTGCAGCCCACTACTCTTTCCCAGCCTGATCGGAGTCTTTGGATTTGGATGCCAATACTTATGGACTGCACGCTTGCCGTCTGCGGGCTCATGGACATGGGCAAAGTTCTTTCCCTTGTCACCAGCCTCGTATCTTGGACCAACGATCTGGCTCGAAACCAGACCCCTCTCTAGTCTGCGGATCGGTCGCTTGATGATCCCACCAGGGTCAGCAAGACTCTTTCCTCCAGTGCCTCTCTTGTCTGAAATCTTCTTCGACCATGACCCCCTGCCGATGTTCTTCATCGCAGAGCCGTCTGGCAATCCCCTCGTCATCGTCTTGTACGACCTGCCGATGGTCGTCTCATTGCCACCCTGTCTGACAATCTGCTGTGCTTTCTTTCTGACAATCGTGCCGCATCGCCCGACCGCTGTCGGACAGACTTGGCGTGCCATCTCAGATGTCAGCCGCTTTAGGTCGCCATCGAGGTCAGTGCTTGACACGGTAGTGACAGAGCCTTTCTTCGACTTCTTGTTCCGTGTGAACTGATCGACTTTCTTGTTCAGATCGCTCTTGAAACTCACGTCACCGACCTCAGTTCAACCCGAAGGGTGAACCCATCGCCTGACACGTCTCTAATGGCTGTGATGCCGTAGGTCTGTCCGTCAATGATGCACCGTGACTTGGTTGTCACGCCTGCACAATCGTGCTGAGGCTTGTCGCCAATGGCAACCTTCTCAGTGGTTGACTTCACGGCAAACCCGCTAATGACCTCGGCACCAGATGCGTCGATCAGTTCGCACGGCCATGCTTGGATGGCAGTCGTCCATGTCCCATCAGTGTATGACAAGTGACCGTACTCATCGGATGTGCTTGGAGGGTTTTGGAACTTCGCCAGTTTGTTCCGATGCCCAATCCGCTTTCTGTTGAAACCAGTTACTTTAGGCATTACGGATATGAACTCCTGATCAGCCGCCTGATGATTGCCTCGTATGACCTTCCGTTGTCAGTGTTGACCCCATTCTCCATTGCTGGATCATAGTATCGAACACCAACATCCATCAGCACTGCCTGCTTGAACAGGCGGGGAACGCTTGCAGGGTCAGTCGATCCGCAAACAAATGTCACCGTCACAGTGTCACGGTTGCTGGCAGTCGAGAGCGTATCAGGCCACCCATCATCATCATTCAGGCAGGTAACAGAGTTCCTGCCGATATCGAGTTCATAGTCATCTGTCGATAGCGTCTGGCTCGCACCGTCTGCATCAACATAGCCAATGGATGTAATCGAAGATGCTGGTGCCATGTTCAGCAGTATGGCACCAGCACTGCCTGGGAACCCGCACTGCGACTGTTGCCAAGTGCAGGAAATGAGCGAACGCTCGATGTCCCGTTCAACCTTCTCAATCGACGATTCAATCAGTTGAGTTATCAGATCGTCCTGATCGCTTCCCGCCACTCTTAGGTGAGCCTTTGCCTCGTCCAGACTTACCGCTAACTTTTGCGGGTTTGTCGTCCTTTTTAGCGTCCAACTCATCTAATTTCTCAATGACGTTAAAGCTCAACAGGGTCTTGACGACCCCTTCCCTGATTTCGCCTGTTGCAAAGACATGACCAGCACGGAAACCCATGCGGTCAGCCTTGAATTTATACTTAGCCATTAGCCAGTGATGGTGATCTTGCCAAGAACTTCTGGGTTGGCAACTTGGATGTCGATACGCTCGGTAGCGACAACGCCAACTTGATCGTTCACTGCGAACAGTTCATTCAAGACCTTGAAGTTAGGTGAACGACGATCACCGAAGTAGCATCCGAGGCTCAAGTCACCGAACACTGCAAGCAAGTCGCCTGCGGTCGTTGCCGATGCACCTGGGAGGACGCTAACAAAGTTCACTGGGTAGCCCAGCAATCGAGGTGACTGGCCACCTTCCAAGTCAGCCAGAGTGTTGCCCCCAGCCGCGTTCAGCAACTCACGGACAGGACCGTGGAACAGGCTTGCATTGATGTACCACTCGTTGCGAGCACCGATGATTGGGTTGCCAATGCCAGCGACACAATCAGTGAAGTCAGACAACGCCAAGGCAGCAACACTTGCCACGTTCACGTCAGCGACATCAGTATCATCTTCGATGCCGTCAGCATTGATTGCCGAAGCAACACCATTGAAGAGGTTCTGGTCCTCAGCAATAGCCATTTGATAGGCGATGCTTTGAACAACCGTATCCACGAGGGAGATGACTGCATCTTCTTGGACTTCGGTGCTCATCTTGACCAACGCTGCCAACTTCTTCGCCGTCAGCGTGATCTGGCTGAATGCCAAGTCGCTCTCGGTGATCGAGGCTGCTTCCGCTGGGTAGTAGATCGTTGCGTGCTCAGTCAACTTAGGCACGGTCCATGTCTCAGCCGACATGACGATTCGGCGGCTACGCTGACGAGCAACACCATACTCTTCGAGCAGGTTAATCAACGTGTTTGCCAGTGGGTCAGGAACGAGGAATCCACCGTCAGCGTCAGTTCCAATGGACTGTGCTGCCAAGAACTCGTTGGCTTTTCGGTTGCCAGAGAGTGAGTTCAGGAACATGCCAGCGGTATAGGCATCTTCGCTAGATGCAAAGTGCTTGCTCTTCTGGGATTTGGCTTTTGCGGGGATCACGTTTACGACTTCCTCTTGAGTTGGTTCTGCGATTTGTGGAGGCTCGGAAACCGACTCATTGGCCCTACGCAGGTCAATACGAGCAGCAATCTCTGCCTGTTGCTTTTCAAACTTTTCGACTTCGGCTTGTGCCTCATCGAACTCGACGGTTAATGCTGCAACAAAGTCCTGTCGCTCTTGGCTCAGGTCGCTGTCGCCTTCTACTTCGGCCTTGACTTCCTCGAAAACGTCGAGGATTTCGTCCATGCGGGCCTTCAATTCATTGATTCGTTTCATGGGTTATGGTTCTCCCGTACCCTTAGATAGTTAATAATGGACCGTTGGCCCGATTCGTTAATTTTATCACACTAAAATGACTACTTTCTTCCGATCTTGATCCGCCGCTCCAGTCCAGCGAGAAACCCACGCTTGAACGCTGGGGCGAGCATCGCCATGACCTCTGCCTTGGACTCTGCTTTTGGTTTGGCTTTCTTGACCTCGTAGACCTCATCGACGAATCCCTGAGCCATTGCCTCCTCAGCAGTCAGCCAAGTCTCGACATCCATCATGGCTAGGAGTTCTTCAGTCTCTCGGCCAGTCCTCTCTGCGTACACAGCAGCGATGTCGCCATCGAGCATTTCCATTGTGTCCGCCATCTGGCGGAAGTCCCGACAGTTGCCCATTGCGGCAGTCCAGCAGCGATGCACCATATACTTCGCATTGCTGTTCATCACCACCTTGTCAGCAGCACAGCAGATGACGGTGGCAATCGACGCTGCTAACGCATCGACGTGGACGGTGACTTCGCCTTCATGCTGGGAAATGGCATTGTAGATACTCAGCCCATCAGTCACCGATCCGCCCTCGGAGTTGAGGTGGATGGTCACATCCTTGCCACCATGCTCTGCCAGAACATCTCGGAAGTCATCGGCGGAGATGCCGTTGTCATAGTCTCCGACAAAGCCTCGGAACGTGATCGTGCCCGCTTCTGGATTACTCTCTAGTCTCATCGTCTGTCTCCTCATTTTCGGTTGGTTCTTCAGGCGACTCCTCATCGCCTTCTTCTGGTTCCTCTGGCTGGGTTGCCTCGGAGATATCCATTGCAATCTCATGCGGCAACTTGTCTCCATCATCGACTGGTGGAAGTCCGTGCATGGCTCGGATCTCGTTGATCGTGATCGAACCAGTCTGTTGCATCTTGACTGAGTAGTCAGCCAGTGAGTTTGGATCACCCTTCGCAAGTGGAGTCGAGTCGAACTCGACGACCATCGGTCTTGCTGGGTTCGTCAACTTGTCCTCGATCTCAGCCTCCCACTTTGCAAACCATCGTTGCAAACAGTTGTTGATGTATGCCGTGTTGCGTTCGCTAATCGACCTGTAGGTCTGGCCGCTATTGTCGCCCATGATTGTTTCCAAGCCGAAGAGAAGTGCAATCTCTTCACGCTGGAATCCACGCTGCTGAAGGAACTGTGCGTCAGCGGCTGAGATGGGTACGGTCGTCGCCTTCATTCCGTCACGCAAAAGTCCAGCCCTTCCTGAGTTGCTGATCCCTTCATGCTTGGAGTTGAAGTTGTCGAGGAACTCTTGGGCATCCTTCGCACTGCGGAACATACCAGTGGGTGCTTCTAGCAAGATCCCTGGTTTGCCGCTGTTTGCCATCGTGATTGCGGTTGCATCCTGTGATGCCTGAGTCAACCCGAACACATCCTTGGCTAACTCGATGAGGTGCATACCCCAGATGCCGTTATAACTCGTGTTCATGATGTGGAGCATGTCACGATCACGCACCTTGTAATACTCGCCAGAGAGCATACGATCAGAGATTGCCTGCTGCGGAGTCCCAGGGTTGCTCATCACGAGGTGCCACTTTTCGCCATCGACGAGAATGGTCTGGCACTCTGACGGTTCAATTGGAATCAACTCTGTTGCTGTCCCGATCTGATTGCGAACGATGTAGGCACGACCATTGCCATTGACCAACGCATGAACCATCATCACCTCTTTCAAAGTGTAGGATGTCATGTACTTGTTTGGACGTTTGTTCAGCAATCGCCATGCAGGCGTCTGTGTCTTATCTTGCTTGTCCTCCGAGTTGTCGTCATAGACTCGGATCGGCAACTGGGCAATGTGCCCACTGATCTTGTTGGTGGCGTAGACGACTGGTGCAAGCCCCAACGCACTTGACGTTGTTACCTTAATCCCAGCCTTACTGGTTGTGCCACCGAAGTATTCTGTCAGCCATGCGGCTGGGTTCTTCAGGGTGCTAAACGCCCTGTACGCTCTGCCGATTTTCATGCTATCCTCATGTCAAAAAGATGTCGCCTGACCCACGGGTCGGTGCTGCCATGCAACGCCGATACGCCATGAGTAGTGCAACGAGGGGGTCAATCTTCTGGGATGACGAACTCTTGTCGAGCATCCAACGATCTGAACGATCCTTCACGGCAACAGCATTCATCAAACACCAACGCAGCAATGGGTTTCCATCATGTCGGAAACGCTCATCTGCACAGGCTTGACGAAAGTCCGCAATCGGTTCGTTGAAATGTGCTTGTGTTTGTGCCATCGTTGCGATGGTCACGCCTTGGTTTGTTACCTGCTCTCCGAACTGTTGTGCCTGATACGGATCAATCGCAGCATCGAAGCAGTAGTTGTCCCAGTATGCCTCAACAAAGTCGGCTTGGAGGTCTGAGATGGGTGAGTCTGTGACATTGATCAGTCCACGATCCACCCAAGTTGCAAACGGTTCTGCCGTCAGGTCACGATTGGTTGTTCTGGAGATGTACGCCCACACTCTCCCCTCGTAGCGGTAGATCGGCGTGTCGTCGTTGTTGTAATCGCCAGTGGGGAATCTAGCGACGATTGCGAATGCGGCAAGATCATCACGACCACCTAAGTCAATCCCAGCACCACAGGCATCGGCATCTCTACGCCAGTCAGACAGTTCGCCTCGGCACTTATCGAAGTCCTCTAGGCTGAAGATCCTCTCTGTGGATGATACGAGCGTGTTGACGTGGTAGCGTTTGAATCGGTTTAACGCAGTGACCGATGACTTGCATGGCTTTGCTTGGGCTCGTAGGAAGTCATACGAGATGGATACTCCGAGGTTGGGGTTCGCTTTATGCCAACATGCCTCATCGAGCGGATCATCCTCCTCGTCGATTTCATAGATGATCGGAAGCAGAGTCTCTTCATCGACGGTCTGCTGTAGCACCTGTTTGCAGAAGTTGATCTGATCGAGCCAGATGTGGGATTGATCGTCCCCTGCTGTGGTCGTAGTCAGCAACAATGGCTGGACTCGTGATCCAGACCCCGTGACCATCGTGTTGTAAAACTTGCGATGCGGATTTCCGAAAGCATGAGTCTCGTCCAGTGAAACAAGCACGGGATTCAATCCATCATAGGGTCGGTCGGAACCAACTGCCTGAATGTTGCCGCTGTTATGCTCAAAGGTAATGATCTTGTTTGCAACCGCACTGATGTCTTTCAACGCAGGCGACTGATGACGCATACGCAAGCACTCGGCAAAGATAACCTTCTCAGCCTGTTCACGCTTGGTTGCGGCGAGGATGACTTGAGCACGAGCCTCTGGTTCATCCGTGATTGGATTGATGTCCACCGATGCCATGTAGAGAGCGATGCCAGCGGCAAGCGTACTCTTTCCGTTCTTCCTAGCAACTGTAAAGAACGCCTGTCGGAACCGTCTGCCACGACCATCGTCCCTCTGCCACCCAAACAATAGGGAGACAAAGAATACCTGCCAGTCCTCTAAGTGGAATGCCTGACCTGCATGTTCGCCAATAGAGTGCTTTAGCAGACCGCTAAAGAAACCGCACGCATTCCTCGCCTTCTTCTCATCGAAGTAGAATGGGAAATCCTCGGTGCTTTGTCTGTCAAGATCACGCAGATGGCGTTCAACTGCCAGCCTGATCCACTTGCCGACAACAACATCCCCATTGACGACCCTATCGACATAGGGAATGAAATTACCCACCTCCATCCTTCACTGCTTTCAGATAGGCTCGGAGGTCAGAGTTCGACTTGGCATCATAGGGTTCACTGCTCGCAACGGACAATCTTGCCCGACTCGATGGAGTGAGCCCCAACTCAGCAACCAACTTTGTATGTTCAGTTGCAAGTTTGAAGAATGCCGTAGACTCCGAGGACGTTTTTCCATTGTCGTCACGGTGCCCGAACTTCTGGATATACATAGCACAACGCTGCCATTCTGCGTAGGTAATCGCATAGCGTGCGAGGAGGTGAGAATCTGTCCTTGACAGGATTCCAGTATTTTGTAATATGTCCACAGTCTCAGACCAGCACGCCATCGCAATCTTGTCTTTTTTGACAAAAGCAGGTGGGCTTGGAAGTTCTGGATCGCCTTTTATGATATTGTTGGGGCGTCTCGATGGATTCTTTTTCCAAGCACCACTTGCTTCTGATACTTCGACTGCTCTTGGTTTTCTGCCTTTGACCATGTTTTCCTCGCTTGTTGCGTAATTTTAACACACTGATTAAGGAGTTTTCATGTCCGTTGCCATTCCAAAGCCAATCCTCGATTGGAATCCACGAGTCGTTCCGATCCAAAAGGGTCGCAAGGGACCGACTGTTCCCAAGTGGACTGAGACTCAGGTCCGTGCAAAGGACATCGAGTTTGGACCCGACGACGACAAATACGGCATCGTCCTCGACGCCGATACGCTCGTGATCGACGTGGACGTGCATGATCCAGCCAAGAACGGCTATGCTGCCCTAGAGCGTCTCTCGAAGGATTGTGGCGTCGATCTACTCGATGTCGCTGCCTTTGTGGTCGAATCTCCATCTGGTGGTCGCCACCTGTATTTCTCAAAGGCATCCGACTTGAAGTTGCCGAAGTCAACTCAGCAATATGCTGGTCTTGACTTCCTCAGCGAAGGCTGTCAGGTCATTGGTGCTGGGAGCACGCATGTCGATGGTGGCGAGTATTGCATCGAGACATCTGCCGAGGATGTGCCAGTCAATGAGGCACCATTGCCACCGATTGCCCCTCTATTAGCCCCCAGAGCCCCTGAGACGCCCGCAGAGCCCCTACAGCGTCAAGCAGGCTGTTCGCCATTGGATGAGTTCAACAAGAGTCCAGAGGCTCTCCAGTACGTCAAGATCGCATTGGAGCGTGCTGGCTACCGAGTGATCGTGAAGGGTGATGGGAGTTACGAGTTTGTCCGCCCAGGCAAACGGACATCCAGCCACTCGATCAGTGGCACCCTCGGCAAGTCACGCAGCAAGTCTGGCAACCTGTTGCTCAAGAACTTCTCGACTGGCGATTCTGTCCTTCCATCGGAGTCCGTGACACTCAGCGAGGCATTCCGCCTTTTGGAAGGTCATTCGAGGGAGGATCTACCTGCACTTCTCCGCCAATGTGGATTCGGTGCCGATGGATATGCTGATTCCCTGCCAGACATCGAGGTGGCATTGGGCTCGAAGGCATCTGGGGTTGACATCTCCGAATCCTATCCGCAGTTGACACTGGCGGAAATGGAAAAGGACTGTCCAGAACGGCGACCCTATGTGATTGAGGGTCTGCTGCGGCAAGGGGAGACGATGAACATCGTTGCCAGTCCCAAGACTGGTAAATCGTGGTTCATCTACAATCTGGTCATCACGCTGGCAAATGGCGGTGATTTTCTTGGATGGACCTCGCCATCGAACCTCAATTGTCTGCTCGTGGACAATGAACTCCATCAGGAGGAACTCGTCTGGCGTCTCAGGAAGGTCGAGAAAGCCATTGGAGCAAAGGCTGGCAAGTCACTCAGGGTATCTAGCCTCCGTGGCTCAGGGCTCGACATAGGTGGCTTGGAGGCAATGATGGCAGAGATTGGTGCAAGCCAATACGATGTGATCGTCCTCGATGCCCTTTATCGCTTCCTTCCAGAAGGCACTAGCGAGAATGACAACGCCCAGATGATGGCCATCTACAATGCTCTAGACCGCATTGGCCGCATCTACGGTTGTTCAATCATCGTCGTGCATCACGCATCCAAGGGCGAGCAGTCTGGTAAGTCGATCACAGACATCGGTGCGGGGGCTGGGAGCATTACAAGGGCGGCGGACTCCCAAGTGGTGCTTCTGCCTCACGAGATGGATGGGCTCATTTGCGTCGAAGCATTCTGCCGATCATCCATCACGCCTGAACCATTCTCGGCCGTCTTGGAGGATGGCAAGTGGAGACGGTTGGAGGGGATTGAAGCGAAGCGAAAGTTGGGGACGAAGAGCGTGAAGGAAGTCAACAACATGCGGCAGAAGCGTGCTGCCAAGGTTCGCCAGTGGTTCACCGACAACGAGAAGTTTAATACCGACCAAGGCGAGGAGGTCTTTGGCGAGGATATGAGTCGGAAGGCAGTCAACGAGTTCATGAGGCACCTGCAAGCCATAGGAGCCTCCGACAAACCTTGGATGGGCTGGCATCGACGCACAGAGGGGTGGGAGCCAGCCTTGGACGAATGGA